ATCATGGCGTTGTATGGATTGAAAGAGTCGGCGCAAGACCAGGACAAGGCGTATCGTCAATGTTTAGCTTTGGTAGATCAGCTGGCATTGTTGAGGGCGTAGCTATTGCTTTAGATATGCCTATTAGTCTTGTTACGCCTCAAGCATGGCAAAGAAAGTGTCTTGTGCAGTCAGGAAAAGACGCAAGCCGTAGCCGTGCTATGGAAATATTTCCAGCGTATTCACAAAGCTTTGCAAGAAAATCAGACGATGGAAGAGCAGATTCTGCTTTAATTGCCTACTATGGCGTTACTTATGGAGAAAATGTTGAAAGAACCGACCAACAAAAATAGAAATGGATTTGAAAAATTTGATATAGGTCATTTGTCAGCCAGTTCAGTCAACAAGGCTAGAGAAGCCTTTGATGTATGGCTGGTGGATAAACTAGGTGGCGCAAAATTTCCTACAAACTTTTCTATGTGGCAAGGTAAAGCTGTAGAGTTAGGATCAGATCAAGGCCTATATTCAGGTAAGGAAATAGATTTCTGCATTAGATCAGCATTAGATTATTTCTCAAAGCAAACACATTTATTGCCAAATTACCCTGAAGAAATGCGTAAGCGAGAACCTATTATCAGCCGAATGGTACAAACTGCCATTCAACAATTGCGAACAATTGGCGTTCCCAAACAACCAACATTGGGAGAGCAGCATAAAATTAATATACCAGTTAGATTTGCCGAGGGCGACAATGGAACAATACCTTGTATTGGTTTCTTAGATTATTGGTTTCCTGAAGAAAATATTATAGTTGATCTTAAAACAACGGCTAAAGCACCGAGTAAATGGACGTTATCTCACGCAATACAAGCATCATTATATAAAAAGGCAATGGAAGTAGAAACCAAAAAGCCAGTTAAAGTCCTTTTTTTATACGTTTTAACAAGACAAAAAGATCCGTTTGTGTGGCTGGAGTTAGAAGATCCAACATTTTACCTGAAGTCATTTAAAAGAACAGTAAAGCAAATGGAGGCTTTTCTTTCTGATTATGACAATCTCGAAACCATGTTGCAAAGAGCGCCACATAATCCAGATAGTTTTTATTGGAATGGTGCAGAAGATGTCCTCCAAGAATACTACCCATAAACATTACATAAAGGCTTTTGATGATTTTAAAATTGAAAATGATTTTGCAGAAATTGAGAAAACTCCGTGGGAAAAACTATGGTTTGGCGTTCTCATGCAACAATTTAAAGATGCCGAGGGTTTGGAAAACACAAGACCTGAAATCCGTAATGACGCAAAAAGAGCAATCAATTGGCTTTACAATGATAGTCAAGACTTTGATGACGTTTGCATTTTGGCTGGGTTTGATCCCAGCTACACGAAATTGCGTGTCCAGCGATGGCTGAAGATGCAATATCCCCATCTACTCCGAGATGGCTGGTTCGTTCCACCAGATTTAGGAACGCTAAAAAGGCGAAAATAAGGAGATTGAAATGCCGTTAGAAACTTTAAACTCAGGTGGAGGAGCAGCGTTTATTCGTTTTTCTGCCGAACTCGACCAATGGTCAAGATCATCTCAATCAGGCGATCTAATTGATATATCATGGAATAGTCCAGTAGTTGTGGACATTGAGAATATACAGTTAGGCTGGCTTAAATTAGCTGGTGGGCGTGATTGGATTATATGGCCTGATAACGATGTAAAACTAGCACAAACACTAAAACCAAGCGATGAATACAAGCAAGGTTTTAATGTAAAGTTTTACTCAAGCAAACTATTTGATGACGAACCAGTAAGAGAATTGTCAGCAAATGGCGTAGGTATATTTAGCTTTGTAAAAGCAGTATACGATGCTTGCGAAAAAGATTTTGGTAATGGCAAAGTGCCAGCTATCAAGATCACAAAGAGTACACCTACTAGAATTGGTAAAGGTAGTACCAAAATTCCAAACTTTGAAATTGTTAAATGGGTAGATAGACCAGCTGAATTGGACGGCGAAGAAACTCTTGGCGATCCAATACCACAAGCTGAACCTACACCAGCACCAGCGAAAGAGAATGTCTTTGCTGATGACGAAATTTGACAATCAGTTAAACACAAAGCTGGATTGGGCAAAGTTTTGGAGCAACAAAGGTTTCAGCGTTGTTCCAGTACACTATGTCAAATCCGATGGAAGCTGTTCATGCTCGCAAGGGCATGACTGCCCCTCTCCAGGAAAACACCCAGCACCTAAAAGCTGGAGTGTTTTTCAAGAGAAGTGTGCAGACGAATATACTTTAGAAATGTGGTTTAATGGACGATATAAAGATTTTAACCTAGGCGTTGTTACTGGAAAAGTATCAGGCAATATATTTGCCGTTGATGTAGATACTAACGAGGGCAAACTTGGCAACGATAGCCTGATGGATTTATGTATGGCAAATGACGATTTGCCTGAAACTTTAGAGCAGCTTACTGGTGGTGGTGGACGACATTACTTATATAAAGCGCCTAATGACAAAACAATTATTACTGGAAAAAATACTCTTGGATCAGGAATAGATACAAGGGGCGAGGGTGGATTTATAGTTGTTGCTCCCAGCAACCATAAATCAGGAAATAAATATAAAGTAACGCATCACTCAGATATGGAGCATAGTCCAGATTGGCTGGTCAATATGCTCGATGCTCCACAGTTTACACAAGACTCAATGCAAAACGGCGAACAAAATATGTGGGGCGAGCATATCGATGGTCGTGAGGGTTACATGGTCAAATTGATTCTTGGTACAATTAGATCATGGTGGGGCGTAAAAGGAATTTTGCCCACAGTCGATCAGCTTATACAAGAATGCTGGCCGATCTATGAACGCAAAGTAAGAGCAAGAGGCGAAACGCTTGAAAATGATAAGCGTGGTCTGGATTTATTTAAACGAAGATCCAAGTATCAACTATATAGAGCAAGTAAAAATGAACTAAGAATCTTGCATAATGTTGAAGCTGGATCAGAAAAACACTTGTCTATGTCTTCAAACTCGCATACTCAAGTGTCGGAGGAGGGTAGTGTCTTGGTCGCTCCTGATGCTATTCCTCCTCTCCTTATTACAGATTGGGGTATGCACAGATACGCTGGTAAAGCACCTGATCAAGAATGGCTGATAGATAATATACTGCCAAGGCGTGTTCCTGGACTGATTGCTGCAATCGGTGGTCTTGGTAAATCATATATATTATTGGATCTGTGTCTTAAAGTAGCTGGTGGCGATCAGGCTATGCACACGGAAACGGCTTTTGGTGGCAACGTATCTCATAATGGTAAAGTTGTTTTTTTTGGAGCAGAAGATTCAGCATCGTCAATACATAGACGTATCGATGGCATATCTAATCCAACATTAAGAGATAGAGCAGAAAAAAATTTATTTATTGTACCTATGCCTGATGCTGGAGGAATAAGCGCATTTATTAGCCAGCATCAAGGTCAATACGGATTCACGGCTTTTTATCAGAATATTAAAAAACAATTATTAGAATTTGGAGAAGTGGCTTTAGTTGTTGTCGATCCATTACAAGCGTTTGCTCATGCAGACATAAACACCGATCCAGCTGCTGCTCAATATTGGTGGTCGTTGATGTCGGAGTTATGCGTGTCAATAAACGGCAACGTACTCGTTGCTCATCATATGCGTAAAGACGGAACGTTTGCGATTAAGAAGTCAATGCAAGCAAGAGAAGCTATCCGTGGCACAACGGCACTCGTAGACGGCGCTAGATGGGTTTATGGATTGTGGAATATGCCAGAGGCCGATGAAATAGTCGTGGCTCAAAAGATGGGATTCGATGCTGGGCAAGGTACTTGTGTCTGTGGAGGAATAGTTAAGGTTAATGATCAAGCTGATATGTCTACTCATACGTTTGTTAGAGAAGAGGGAGGCTTGCTGATCGATAGATCAGGAGAAGTCGATGCTATATTAGAAGCCTCTGCAAAGCTGGATCGTACACAAACTACAGCGATATTTACCGAAATAGAAAAGCGATGGCATAACGAACAACCCTTTGCCGTTGGCAACAATACTCAAAGATCATTCTTGGCGTGGATAAAGTCAGAATACGGAATGCCAAGCCGTTCAGCTAAAAACTATATGAATGCTTGGATAGACCAAGGCTACCTAGAAGTAGCTACAATAGACGGACACAAAAACCTTAAAGGCTTGCGTGTTGTTAAACAACCAGATTAAAGGAGCGACAATGTTTGGAAATAAATTTAAAAAAGAAATTACACAAATACTACTTAATCAGGAGATAATATTACAAACTCTTGATGACATAGAAAAAGATGCCTCTAAGCGTGGCATACTGCTAAATCAACTCAATGATCAGGTGCAAAATATGTTACTTTCGCAAAACGCAAAAAGCGAAAGTAAAGGCATATTTAGCCTAAAAATGCGAAAGTGAGGCTCAATATGGCTATATTTTGCGAAAGTAAGGATTGGAAAAAGGACGTTTTTTGCGAAAGTAATGCGAAAATGTGCGAAAGTAATGCGAAAGTAAACCCCCCATACCCCCTAGGTGTTACTTTCGCAACACCATCTTGGCGATGGTTGTTGCTAACAGTAAACCTTTTCGGAGGTGGATATGTCGTATAATGGGAAGTGGTCAAAGACTAAAAAGAAACCTGAATATACTGGCGTGGAATACATCGCCCTGGACGTTCCACAAATGTATGAGGAAGAAGAGAAAGCAGCAGTAATCCGAGCATCGCTTAAATCAGTCGATAAGGTGGCTAGAGATATGGAACAACGTTGGGGCATAGGTAAGCTGGAACAATTGGCTAATCCAGCACTAACGACAAGATTCGAGCAAGCTAGACAAAACTTAAACCATGCTCTAGGTCAGGAAAGTGTATCTGAAGTCGTGGCTAAAGCTGAAGATATGATCCGTGGCTGGAAAATTATCGAAAAGAAAGTATTAGAAGCTGGTCATAAGCCTGAATGCGAAAAAGTTTGGCATATGGTCAATGATGAGGGTAAGAAATACGCTTTTGTAAATGATAGTTCCGATCATGTGTATTTTGATAAAGATACTACAGTTATATCTATGGAAGAAGTATTAAGGATAATCGAGGCTCACTATAAAGAGTTATATCTTGATGTAAAAACACATTTTCCAGAAGCCGAAATAACTAAAATTACAACTAAAGATAAGGATAAGCTAGATGACATCATTCCGTTCTAAAATGTTAAAAGAAGTAATCGATATTGTAGATAATAAAAGAAACGCTGAATACGGCGATCCTATGGACGTAATAGATAAGACGGCAAAGATGTTTGAATTATATTTAGATTCGCCATGGCGTGAGAAGAATCAATTCGTGGCTCTTGATGTTGTCGCTTTCAACGAAATACAAAAGATTGTTAGAAAATCATTTAATCCGTTACATGAAGATTCTTATAAAGATATTGCTGGTTACGCCTCAATTGGATTTGAGAAAGTCCAACAAATAAAACGTAACCAGCATAAGAAATGATTATTGCTGGAATTGTTTCCAGCTTTTAGCTAGATCAATTAAAGCATCAATGTTTTGGTCAGATAAACTTTCACAATGTTTTTTTAATTGCTGAATTTTTGCAATTTTGTTTACATTTACTAAAAGCTCATCTTTTTCAGGCACTCTTTTCATTATACACCTCCTTTCTCAAATCCTTGTTGTACTGCCCAGCCATTACCTCTGCTTTCAACAAGCGTAACGCCTCGCAATAATTCTAATAATTCCAAAAAATCTCCATCATATTCAGGCTTAACAGATCCTTTTGCAAATCCAAAATAATCAGCGTATTTTTCTATGATGTCATCAATAAACATAATTTTAATATCCGATCCTATATCTTCAAAACATTCACGGCATATAATACTTCCTGTAAGTTCGTAATCAGTTGTTAATACTCCACAAACATGACAATCGACTTGCTGGCATTCCTCACATAGCCAGCCGTCCTCTTCCTCACGCCCACAAGGTATTCTGTTAACATACTTTCCAGATCCGATTGAAGTGTCTTTACGACACTCCAAACATATGTTTTTGATTGG